GGTCAGGTCTCCGGCGCGGATGCGCTCGACGATGGAGATGACGGCCTCGATCTGGGCGCCGTTCAGCGGTGCGATCTCGGCGCTGACATCGGGGAAGGTCTCGACGCCGTTTACCGATTCGCCAACAGGCAGACCGGAAACATCGGAGCCGGTGCCGTCGGTGGCCTCGGCGGCCGATGCGGCGACGTTCTCGCCTGCGGCTGCTGCGGCGGCCGGCGTGGAAGGCAGCGAAGAAGTGGTGAGGCGGATGGCGGTCTCGGGCACGCCGTAGCGGGCGGCGAGCTCCGACACCTTCGCGGCCTCGATGGCGAGCTGTTCGAGCGTCGCCTCGTAATCGTAGCCGTTCTCGGCGGCGATCTGCTGGCCTGATTTGATGCCTTGCCGGTTCTCGTTCAGGTTGGCCGTGGACTCGCGACCGACGTCGATGGACATGCGGGCCGGCCAGCGCCACTCGCCACGAAGGGCGCGACGCAGGGCATCCACGGCGGTCTCGCCCTCCTGCGCCGGAGGCGGCGGGATCTCGCCGTTCGCGATGGCGATGAGCAGGACGTCGTTTTTGATCGGGTCGAGAACCTTATCCGAGAGCACGCCACGGTGACGATCCCACACGCGGTCAGCCTGAGCGAACTCAGCTCTGACGTTCGGGCCCTTATAGCCCTGCGTTCCGAAGAGCACGCCACGCGGCACGCCGAGGCCCATCGCGATCTCGTCCATGAGATGCTCCACGAAGCCGGTGAAGGCGGACGACGGGCGGGAGGGCATGACCTCCACCTTGTCGGAGGTGTTGAAGTATTTGATCATGCCGACGTCGCTCAGCTCGTCCTTGCGCTGCTGCCCGTTTTCCAACGTGGCGGAGGGCATCGGCGCGAAGGCTTGGCGGGGCGAGGCCGATCCGCGCTCGTTGAACACCAGCGCGGCCTGTTGGCTGGCGAAGCGCACGCCGACCTGCTCGGCATCGAGGATGCCTTTGAGCATGCGGGCCGTGTTGATGACGGCGTGGAACTCGGTCACGCCGCGATACTGGTCGGCGCGGAAGGGGTCGAAGTAGTGGACGAACGCGCGGGCGGCGACGTCCTCGGGGTCGTAGTAGGAGCCGTTGCGGTCGCGCTTAAAAACGCGATAGGCGACGGGCTTTCCGAAGTCATCGACCACGATTCCGTCCACGTAGTTGTCGTAGAGCACCACCTCGCTCGGGTTGCCGATGAGGTCGGCGGGCACGAGTTGCAGGCGGATGCCGTCGGCGGTCTTGCGAATCGCGAATCCGCAATCCCCATCGACCGGCCGCATTTGCAGCGCCATGCCGACCAGCTGGCGGAAGCTGTGCCGGCCGGTGACGTCGGCCTTTTTGCACCACCCATGGAAGTAGTCGGCCACGGTCTTGTCATACTCGCGCGAGCCGGTGGCCGGGCTCCACTCGTTCGGCGTGCAGTTGAGCGCGAACTTCTCCGGCACGCCAGCGAGGACGGAGAAGTTGGCGATGAGGTCGCGGGCCTCAAACATCATGGTGTGACGCTCGCGGGTGGTGCGCGAGCTCTCGGCCGGCACCTCGTAGGTCTTCGGCGCGAAAAGCCGATTGGCCTGCGCGGCTTGATATTCGAAAAGGTGCTTCTCGATCTTGGAGCGGAGGCGCTGCGTCGCCCAGCTTGGGGCGATCACGCCGAGGGCGCGCTCGAAGGCGTTCTGGTTCTTGACGATGCTGGCGATGTCGGGGCGCTCCATATTTACCAAGTGTTCGGGCTGTTGAATTGAACGAATGTAACCTCGGCGGTGTTGCCGTTCGCGATGTCGAGCGCGGCCTGGACCTGCCCGACCATGTCCTTCACCTCGGCGAGATTGGCGCGGGTGACGCTGCGTCCGTTCAGGGAGTAGCTCTGGTTGGTCAGGATCGCCGAGAGCGCCGCGACGGCCTGCGTTTTGAGCGTGGTTAAGGTGGCCGAGTCGAGGCCGATGAAGGGGTTTGCAAGCGCCATGCAAGCGCGCGTTTCGTCAACTTTTACGGCCTGCGCCGAGAATGCCCAAAGTCTCCCTCGCCATGATAGTCGGGAACGAGGCCGCGCATATCGAGCGCTGCCTCCGGTCTTTTGCCGGTTCGTTCCACGAGCTGTGCGTCGTTCGCGCCATCGGCGCGCAGGAGCCGGACACGACGATGGACCTCGTCCACGAGCTCGCCCGCGAACTCGGCGTCGAGTTGCAGATCGGCATCTATCGCAACGCCGCGAGCGCGAGCGAGTGGAAGCACGTCGATAACTTCGCGGCCGCGCGCAACCAGGCTTTCGAGCTGGCCACCGGCGACTGGATCTTCTGGGCCGACGCCGACGACACCCTGCGCGGCGAGCCTCGCGCGATTCTGGAGGCGTGCGGAAGCACCGAGGCCGATCTCCTGCTCTTCACCTATGAAGTTCCCGGCACGAACAAGGCACCATGGCGCGAGCGGTGCATCCGGCGCAGCCTGTTCGAGGCGGGGCGGCGTTGGCAGTTTGCCGTGCACGAGAACCTCGTGGCGCGCGAGGGCGACAAGCGAATCTCCGTTGACGCTCCGGTATGGGTTCACTCGCCGCTCGCGGTGAAGCCGCGCAGTCACGACCGTAACCTGCGCATTCTCTCGAATGCCCTGCGTGACGGCGGCTCGCAGCTCTTCTACGTCCACCAGGAACACTTCTACGCGCGTTCGGAAGATAAGGCGCGGGAGTTCGGCTTGCTGGCGCTCGATTGGCCGAACCTCCACGAGACGTTCCGCTTTGAGATCCTGATGAACATGGGTCGGCTGGCGAAGAAGCCGAAGGACGCGCTCAACTGGTTTGCCCGAGGCATCGTCGAGATGCCGCAGCTGCGCGAGCCCTTGGCCGGTGCCGTGCTGGCGTCGCTCGAAGCAGGCGAGCCGATGCGGGCGCTTGAGCTGGCGCGGCGCATGGTGGCGATTCCGATTCCGCCGGACCAGCGCCGGCCGTGGACATTCGAGGCGAAGTGGTATGGCTGGCACGGCACGGACCTGCTGGAGCGGTGCGAGCGGTTGAACGGAATCACTCCTTTCGAGGAAAGCCCGGCGGAAATCACCTTGCTCCATGCGACGCGCGGCCGGGCGCAAAAGGCTTGGGAGTGCCGCGAGCGGTGGATGGGGGCGGCGGAAAATCCATGGCTGGTCGAATACGTGATGGCCGTGGACGAAGACGATCAGGCGAGCCGAGAGCTGGCGCGGCAGTTCAAGCACGTCGTGGTTGAGCCGGGGTCGTGCGTGCGGGCCTGGAATGCGGCAGCGCGAATGGCTGACGGGCAAATCCTCGTGCAGCTTTCGGATGACTGGACGCCACCGGCCGGCTGGGACCGGGCGATCTTGGACGCATTCGAGGGCGTGACCGGGCCGGCGGTGCTGGCGGTCTCGGACGGCGCGCGCAAGGACTCGCTCCTCTGCATGGCCATCCTCAACCGGGCGCGGCTGGAAGCGCAGGGGGATCTCTTTTTCGAGGGCTACGAGTCCGTTTTCTCCGACAACGAGTTCTCGCACCGCGCATGGGCGGACGGCGTCGTGATTGACCGGCGCGCGTCGCTGGTTTTCGAGCACGCGCACCCGTTCTTCGGGAAGGCGGAATGGGATGAGACCTACCGCAAGAACAACGACGAGAACCGATATGACCGGGGGCGGGCGCTGTTTATGGCGCGGAATCCTGACGCGGGAATGGGACCGCCCGATTCAACCACTCCTGACGCGACTGGCAGCCGCACTTTGACTTATTGAGGCCGATGGTCTTGGCGACGGGGTCGGCGATCTTGGCCACGAGGTCGCCGAGGCCGCGCATGGGCGCGGGCGGTGGCGTTGGCTGGGCCTCGCAGTTGCCAAACGGACCCCAGCGCGGAATCGAGAGCGGGCAGGAGGCGCAGGGTTCTCCGTAGTGCGCGGGGTCATGCTGCCGCGCGCAGGGCGTCGGGCACTTTAGGCACTCAACTTCGCGGCCGTGACGAACGCCTCTCGGGACGCAGCAAGACGATTTAGGTGCAGCTAACGCAGTCACAGGTAGCTCGTATGTTGGCAATGGTAGTCGTTCCTTCTGAGCTTGGAACACTAAATGTTAAATACCCTCCGCCCGGCGGAAGGGTTGGCCAAGTATTGACATCTTCTGGATCGTAGTCCTCCGGAATCGATCCGTTCCAGCTTGAACATTTCGCGGCCTCGGTTCCCATGTGAATGAAAAATGTGGAAGGGGTTGAACCGGAAACCTTTGGCTGGATTGAGATGCTCGGTTCTGAGACATAGCCGGAACCGGACGCGCTGACCGAAACCGTAGCCAATCCGCCTTGAGAGTCGAGAGTGACGCTTGCAGCTGCTCCAGATCCGTCACCTCCAGAAAATGAAACCGTCGGCAGATAGTTCCCGCCAGAACCTCCAGTCACGGAAACCACCTGTCCGCCCGATATGGTCGCAGTCCACCCGGTCGATGTGGTGCCTCCGTTGATCGCGGATTGAACTGTGATTATCGGAGCCTGTAAATAACCATAGCCGGGATTCAATATATTGATGGCGGTAACGGCACCGGACGAAGACATGGAGGCGACCAATACGCATCCGCGCGATCCGGACGCCGTGACTGTCGGCCGATAAACACCAGATGAAATGATCTCGATTGAGTCTATTCCACTTCCGTTTTTTGAAATGAACCTTTCCACCCAGTTCGCTCGATAGCATAGGCCTTGGGTTGGAACTTTGAACGCCAGTTGATAGATAGAATCCGAAACCGTCACGCAGTGAGTATCTCCCGAGTCGTATTCTTCATACGATGCCGAACCCGAACCCGTGGACCAGTCCGAAGGGTAAGAGCCAAGCTCCTCAATCGCGGTTAATCTCAACCCAGCGGAGCTGGTTAAATCAGTGTAAGCAACCGAGGTTGAATACGGATAACCATAGTCGTCGAAATCCGCGCTAAATGAGTTCGTGACGCTGCTGTTTGTTCCTCCTGTGCATGGCTTGTATGTAATATCAATCGTTTCTGACCCAGTGGAGCCAAAGGGCCAAGACTGACTTATGCTTGTTACAACCGCAAATCCGCAGTCTGACGGGCCGCAATCTCCGCCGTAAGCGTTATTCAACAGACTGACGCTCGCGCTCCCTGTCAACGGGCCGCAAACATGACCTCCGCTCGTAGCAGTGCAGGTCGATGTTGCGGACCCTGATGCCGAGTGAACGTAGGACGTTGCCGGGCCGGGGCACCCATTTGTAGCGGTTCCGGCGCTTCCAGAATCCGACCAAGCGAAATCATAGGTTGTTGTTTGCGTTTTGTAGTATTGACCGAGCCCACCGGGATCAAAGGCACAATTTGTTTTTGACCTGCTTTTGTATTTTGATAAAGCTTCAGGGCAGTTCAACTCATCATTGCAACAGTCCGCGCAGTCTCCGATAATACTATTTCCCGCACTCATGCGCCAAAACCGCCCCAATAGTAAGTCGATCCGCCGCCGCAGCGTTGCACCTGCGAATAATTCCACGCGACAGGCGTAACTGTGGCGACTCCACCGGATACGGCGACCGTAGCAATCGCCGTGTAGGCATGCGTAGTAGTGCTACTCGGGACCGAGGCGGCGATGGAAACCGTCAAGGCCGTAACGGTGCCGGCCGCGTCAACCGTCGCGTCTATGTAAATGTCATCACCGCTGCTCGCGGTAAACGTGCCGCCGGCATAGACGACGTTATTGATGACGCCGGCGCTGACGGCCACTGAAGTGCCTCCTGTCCATCTCGAATAAAACGTGCGAGTCTGGGAAAAGATATTTTGTATGGAAGTGAGGGAATCTATCTTTGCGGCAATCAGTATATGCTCCTCCGACTGCGTGATGGTGACGTTCTCGCCAGCCTTCAGCGGCGGATGCGCGGCGATGACTTCGTTGACCTTCGCGGCGATGCCCTCGAAGGCGGCCGGCACGGATGTGAGCTTCTCGATCTTCACGGCGTCACTTGGCCTTCACCTGAATGGTGCGGCGCTCGTAGAAGTTACCCTCCCAGCGCGCGAGGGTCTGCGGCTCGGCGGTGATGGAGAAGGACGAAGCGGTGGCGTCGGAGGTCACGAAGCCCTTGTAGGTCGTGGTGCTCGGGGTCGTGGTGAGGAGCACGCCGCCGCCATTGTTCAAGAGGACGCCCGAGAGGAGCGGCTGGTCGAGACCACCGGAATCCACGACGCGCGACTCGGCCGAGAGCGTGGGCACCGAGCCGACGAGAAAGTAATCATACGTCACCTTCGCCGGCGAGCTTGCGTTGATCGGATCGCGCAGGCCAAACCAGCCGGGGAACTGCGCGGCGTAGGTCGTGTATTCGGTGCGCTGGGGCGGAGTGCAAGCGTAGTATCGGTTCCAGCGGTGTTGCCCGCCGCCGATGGCCGAGAAGTCGTCTTCGCGCACGAGCAGGTAAGTCGTCGCGCTCGGGTGCGCAGTATCGAGTGTGATCGGCGACCAGGTGGCGATGTCCTGCTGGAAAGCCTGGCGAAAGAGCACGCGGGCGTTTTGCCCGGCGAAGGGCGCGAGCCATTCCTGCGGGCCGACGGTGACGGCGACGCCAGTGAACGCGGATTGGCCGGAGGACTTGAAATAGGAGACACTCATTTGATCTTGGTGGGGGCGAGCGTGGTTTCGTTCAAGGTCTTGAGCTGGCCTTTGATATCGCCGAGTTCCTTTTCCATTGCGGCGTAGGGGTTGGCGTCGGCTACCCGGGTGGTCAGCAAATCCTCTGCATTCGCGATCTGCCCACGGGTCGCGTCTAATTGGGCGCGGATTCTGCGCCCGTTTTCCAGTGCTGCGGCTCGTGCGCTTTCCGTTGTCGCGCCTGAAAAGGCTTCGCGGGCGCGCTGCTCGGCATCGGATAGACGGGCCGCCTTTTCCCGGTCGCGTTCCAATTTAGTCGCACGGTTCTTGCCGACGCTGCCGATGTTGCGCTTGCCCGAGATGACATCCGCCATCGTCGGAAGCTCTGCCTGCCGGCGCTGCGCCTTCATGTTGTCCTCGGTCGCGCGTCCTTGTTTTTTCAGTTCGGCGGTCTGCTTGGCCAGCTCATCCGTGCGGGCCTTCTCGGCGGCGGACGCTTCGACAAGCATGTTGACGACACCAGAAACGGCGTCTTCGAGCCTTTTCTCGGCATCGGCGGCGGCCTCTGTTTTTTCTAGCTGAAGGTCTTTGATGTCAGATTGCAGCTGCTGTGCCTTCGCCACGGCTTCGGCTCGCTGAACGGAATCTTTCGTTTGGTCGTTCGCGGCCTTCTGGGCGTTGGCAAGATCGGCCTGCTTGCTGGCGATCTTTCCGTCGACTGAAAGCTCCTTGAACTTCCGCTTTTCGCGCTCATCGGCGGCGGCCTTGAAGCTCTTTCCTACGGCTTCGATGTCATTCTTTTCCTTGTCGGCGTTCTTTTTCTTTAGGTCGCCTTCAGCGATCAAGCGCTCGCGATTGATCTGGCCAATACGAATCGCGGCCTCCTGTTGACTGGCGGCCATTGACTCCTCAATGGCCGCAACTTTAGCATCTGCTGTTACTGGGCCTTCTTTTGCCAGAATGGCGTATTTCTCGGCCGCAGTAAGTTTCGTGCGCGCCTGAGCCTGAAGGCGAACTGATTCAAGCTCTCGATCAAGCAGCTTTATTCTCTTTTCTGGATCGTCGCCACCTTGGCGCTCGAATGCAATTCGTGATAGCTGATTCGCAGCTTCTCTCGAAGCCTGAACCAATCTGTTGAGAGCGTCCTCCTGTGTCTTGCTGAAGCCTACAATAAGCCGGGCAATGGACTCAGAGATTTGCTCAAGGTTGAGGCCGAGCGCGGCTGCGATGGTCTTGCTTACGCGCGCCAGTCTTTCGGTCATCTGTAGACGACGACGCTCCTCCTGCTCCATGTAACGACGTTTAGTTTCCGCGATCTCCTGTTCATTCTGGAGAATCTTTTTCTTCGCTTCCTCTTCGGCCGCCATTGCCTGCTCGAAAACCGAGGCGCTGTCTCGCGCACTCTTAGCGGGCTTACCCTGATCGGCAGTCAACGACCGATTGGTCTCGCGGGCCTGCGCTGTTCTGGCTGCGGTGATGTCCTTCTGGGCCTGCTTCGCCTGTTCGACGGAACGAACCAGACCGCGCTCGAAGTCGGTGATGTCCAAGCCGAGCTTGGCTTTGATTTCGTCAAACATGATTTGGCTTCTCCTCTTGAATGCTGCGGTTCACCTCTTCCATCCACTCCGACATGATACGGTCAGATGGTGAATAATCCTTGAACTTCGCTCCGGCCTCGCTGGCGGAGATTGATTTGAGATACTGCCAGACGCGCGGCAGCGGAACATCCGCCCACGAGTTGCCGCTGAATGGATCGTGCGGGCCGAGCTGCTTTCCGAGGCGAACCATGGCCGGCGCGAGCCAGCAGGCGCCGAGGGGCTTGCTCTCGTGGGAAGAGCCGCCGGGCGCATCGAGGAACATGGTCGAGATGTATTTGGAGATCTCGGCGATGGCGTCCTCGATGGGGTTCTCGCTGCGGCGCTCGTGCGCCACGCGCCGGATCATTCGGCCGCGACGAAAAAACCGCACGAACCAGTTGCCGCGGTTCTCCTGGTGCACCGCCCAAATGAACTGCAGGAGGTGCGCAGCGGTGATCTGACCGCTCGCGTAGACCAGCGGAGAGCCGAGCGCCTGAAGCACGAGCATGTCGCGCGGCGTCATGGCCCGAACTGGCTCTCCGCAGAGCCTGTGCGTCGCGTCGAAGAACGCGGCCTCGCGTGCCTCGTCCTCGCGGAAGCGAGCCTCCGCGAAGCGGGCGGCGTATTTATCCGCCCAGAGTGCCTGAGCGTCTACGGGCACGGGCTTAGACCGATTCGCGGAAGCTGATGTCCACGACCTTGAAACCCTGCGCCTCTTCGGCGCGCGAGACTTCAGTGAGATCGGA